AAAAACGGATTTATTAAAATAGGTTTATATACTCAAAGACAACAGTTTGATCAATTTATATTTTGGAATTGGAAAAAACCTGTGCACATTTTAGAAGAAGGTACAATTCTTGATTTTGAAATCACAGATGTAATCGATAGAGAATTTGTACTTAAAGCAATGAAAGAAGATCAATCATATGATAGGTTTAATTATAATAAACATGTACTTTTAAATGAAAGTGTGGTATAATAGACCCTAGCAATAAGATAAGGAATAAAATATGGCATTACCAAAAGCACCAAAGAAAACAGCTACTGAAAAACGTAGAGTTAAAATGAGAGGAAACCGTAGGAGTATCGAAGATATTCATATGGGTCCAGAACCAACATATTTTGGTGTAGAAATACCTGAAGATGAGTATTGGACAAAATGGACAAAAGCAGCAAATTGGTATAACTATTTTTATGGTCCAAAAGATTGGAAAGATGATATTTTAAAATACACTGTTGAAGTTTTAGGTTATACTGAACAAGAAGCAAAAACTTTAAATAAATTAGCTGATTGGAAATTAAATCATGGTGTAGCTACGATATGTAAACTTCATTATAGAGGTATGGAACAACCTGAAAAATATAAGGAAAAAGTTAAAACAAATATAGCTTTAAAAATGGAAGAAGCTAGTAAAATCATTCAAGAAACAAAAGCAAAAGTAAAAGCAAAACCTGTAATCACCATTCAAGATAGAATGAGAGCTAAAATGAATGATACAGTTATGGTTGATTGGGATTTACTTGTTGATGAATGGATGGATGGTAAATATAACGCAAAATTTCATGCTTATGAACTATTTAAAACTCATAATTTAAAAGGTGCAACAATGACAATGTTTGCAGAAGTTGTACAATTTGAATATACAGTTATATCAGATGCATATAATAAAACATGTGATCAAGCAATGGAAGCTTATTCTCATGTTAAAAGAGCAGATCTTAAAAAGATGATAACTACAATGGACACAATATTCGATGATCTCGAAAGATTAAAACAAAGTGCTAAATCTGCAAGATTACCTCGTAAGAAAAAAGTTAAAGCTTCTGATCAACAAATTAAGAAATTAAATTATCTTGTAGAAGATATTGATTCAAAATTAGTATCAGTTAATCCAGTAATGATTCCAACAAATAAAAGATTATTCGTATATAATACTAAAACAAGAAAATTAGCAATGTACTTATCTGATACAGAAAAAGGATTCGAAGTAAGAGGATCAACTGTATATAATTGGAATGAAGAATTTTCTAAGATTACAACTCTTAGAAAACCAGACGAAATCTTACCACAAATATTGAGTAAGACTGAACGTCAAATAGAAAACTTATGGGAAACATTTACAACCAAGATCAGTGTTCCTAATGGTCGTATTAATAAAGATTGTATCTTGGTGAGGGTATCTGATAAATGACAGATGTATTAGAACATAAAATTATGACAAAGAAACGCTTCAATATTGCTGTTGAAGAACTTGTTTCGAAAGGTCAAATGTCTTATTTAGATGCAATGAGTCACATCATTGAGAGCAGAGGAATGGATTATAGTAATATTAAAAAGTTATTATCTCCATCACTCAAACAAAAGATTGAAGCAGAAGCTTCAAATATGAATTTAATTAAAGTAAAACAAGGAAATAAGTTACCAGTATGACCGATCCATTCGAATCATACAAACTTTACAATGCTTTAAAGCTTCACTTTGAAAGTGATTCGTATGATGCTATTAAATATAATTTTAAATCAAATGTATCAGCGAAATCATTCTTCAATAGGAAGGATAAGTTTTTCTTTGCTAAGTTGGCAAAACATCATGGTAAAGAATTAAAAATGTATTTTGTATCTAATTTTATAAACGATGTTAATTACGTCGGTGATATGATAAATGAAGAAGGTGAAAAGAATTTTAAGAAACTGAAAAAGTTTCATGAATCCTTACATTATAGCTTTGAAAAAGATATAAATACTATAGATAATTATATGGTTGTTAACGATTACAACTTTGACACTATACTAGAAAGTAAAGATGGACAACATCCTATAATTATCAAACTTTGGTTGCAGGAAGAAATATCACTGGAAACAGTAGTAATTCTGAATGCAATCTTAGGGTTTATTGATCGTGAATCGAAGAAGATTACCGAAACCATTATTTGGCCAGGTATAAAACGGAAAGTTACGAAATACGAACCTTTCATTAATTTTCAAGCATGTTCATGCAGAGAAATAATGAAGAATATATTATTATGAATAAAGTGGATAATACAGTAAATATAACGCAATACGGAGAAATACAATGTCATTTGCAAATTTAAAGAGCTCGCGAAGCTCGTCTATCGACAAACTCGTACAAGCTGCGGAAGCAGTTTCAACAAAAGCAGAAACAAAGTCATATGCTGACGATCGTTTCTGGAAACCTACTCAAGATAAAGCTGGTAATGGTTATGCTGTTATTAGATTTTTGCCTGCGAAAGAAGGCGAAGATTTACCTTGGGTTCGATATTGGGACCATGGCTTTAAAGGCCCGAATGGTTTATGGTATATCGAAAACTCGCTTACTTCTGTTAATCAACCAGATCCTGTTTCAGAAATGAATTCAGAATTATGGAATACTGGTAGAGATGAAGATAAGCAAACAGCGCGTGATCGAAAAAGAAGGTTACACCATGTGTCTAATATTATGGTAGTCTCAGATTCTGCTAATCCAGAGAATGAAGGGAAAGTATTCCTTTATAAATTTGGTAAGAAAATCTTTGATAAAGTGATGGATATTATGCAACCTCAATTCGCTGACGAAAACCCAATAAATCCTTTTGATTTTTGGGAAGGTGCTGACTTCAAAATCAAGATCAGAAAAGTAGAAGGTTGGACTAATTACGATAAGTCTGAATTCTCACCTGTATCAGCTGTCTTTGATGGTGATGATACTAGACTGGAAGAGCTGTATGGAAAACTCCATTCACTCAATGAGTTTACTGATCCTGCTCAATACAAATCTTATGATGAGCTTAAAGCTAAATTGAATAGAGTATTGGGTATTGATGGTGGAGTCTCAGTTGAAGCTCCAGCTATGCCAACATCAGCTCCAGCAGTAACAACAAATTTTGTTGAAGCAGCTGCAGATATCCCATCGGAAGATGGTGGTAGCGATGATGATACGCTTAGTTATTTCGCAAAACTTGCAAAAGAATCATAATTCTAGCTAAAAAACGAGAGAGATCCTTTAAGTAGGACACTTCTTAAGATGTTTTATAAGGACTCGTCAGAGTCCTTTTTTTTGCTTATAAATAGAATCAGAGGTAAAATTTATGAGCTATAAAGGTAAGTATAAAATAAAAAACAAAGAGAAGTATATCGGAGATGCTAAAGATGTGGTATATAGATCCTTGTGGGAAAGACAATGTTTCAAATGGTGCGAAAATAATCCTAAAGTTAAAGGTTGGAATTCAGAAGAAATTGTAATTCCATACGTATCCGATGTAGATAAGAGATTACATCGATATTTTGTTGATCTATTAATTGTTATGGAAAACGAAGAAGTGTATTTGGTTGAGATAAAACCAAAGAAACAAACCATGAAACCTAAGGTTCCTAATAGAAAAACAAAGAAATATATAAAAGAAATCTCTACATACGTGGTTAATACAAATAAATGGAAAGCTGCAGATAAATTTGCGAACAAAAAAGGATGGAAATTTCAGATATGGACAGAAGAAACATTAAAGAATTTAGGTATCAAACTACTGAAGAGTTGATATAAATAGATCTATGGCTAGTTTATTTGATACATTACAAGCAGGAGCATCGAGAAACAGTATATCACTGAGAACTGATGCTGCAAAAAATTGGTTTAAGAAAGAGGTTAAAAAGCTTGGAGCTGTAACCCCTAAAAAAGTTATGAAGGATGAAGCTTTGGATCCTGCATCTAAGTATGTTGCAGGAAATATGTATATGTATTTTTATGATCCAAAACATAAAGCAACTTTACCATATTATGATAGATTTCCTCTTACGATTGCAGTACAACCTGCACCTGGTGGATTTTATGGATTGAATTTACATTATCTATCACCTGTCGTACGCGCAAGGTTTTTAGATGAGTTGCTTGCATTAGCACCAAGTAAGGTGGGAAATGATACAAGATTAGCTAAATTAAGATTTAATTTGTTAGATGGAGTAAAGAAATTTAAAGAATTTAAACCATGCTATAAGCATTATTTGAATTCACATGTTAAGTCACAATTTGTAAGAGTTCCGATGCCCGATTGGGAGATCGCAATATTCTTACCAA